GGAGCGGAGCTCAGCGGAGCTCCGACGGAGCTAATTCTGTTATAAAACAAAGAGTTACGGATGGTCCGTCTGAGCTCCGTCGAGGTCCGCTGATCAGCGCGGAGTCTAGCGAATGCGGGGGAGAGGAGCGTAAGCGAACTCCTCTCCCCGCGAGCTCCGTCGGTCCTCCTTTCTCTAAGGGGGTCAAAAACGACGGAGCTTCCTAAGTCTATGTTTTTAAAAGGAAAAATGGTGTTTGTGCTTTCGAGCTCCGTCGGTGGGGTCGACGGAGCTCATCAACTTTTATAAAAGGTGGTAAGTATGGAACATTTTAGGTGTTGCCGCATGCATAATAATGCAGGCATAATTCGGCACCAAGTGGATTATTTTCTCAATGAGGCAAAATAATGACAACTGAAGTTGCACCCCGCAAAGGTGGTCGACAGAAGGGCCAAGTCGCGCTCAAGCGCCAAGCTCGCGAGCGATTGCTCGGCAAGTTGGAGATGATGACTGTCACGCCCTTGGAGGTTATGTACCTTACCATGAAGGACTTTTGGGACAAGGACGAAAAGATCGCCGCCTGCGCAATTGCGCGGGATTTGGCGCCTTACATCCACCCGAAGTTGACGGCGATTCAACAACAAATTGTCACAGAAGACATCACCAAACAGGCCGACGAGCGGGTGTTCGACAAATTGCTGGACGCGCTGGAGCTCGGCGTAACGATGCGCAACGACTTGGCGAATGGGCGCACCGGGAAAGTAATTGCGCAACAAACCACCTTTATAGAAGAAGATGTTGAAGAGCGCTGAATTTGCCGAGGTGCGCAAAAACTTCGACCTGTTGCCCGGCGACAAACAAGCTGCGTACGAGAAGCGCATCGCTTGGCTGCAAAGCGCTAACCCGCATCAGCTGCCACCCCGAGATCTTTGGTGGAGCATTTGGCTACTGCTGGCGGGGCGTGGTGCGGGTAAGACGCGGTGTGCGGCGGAGTGGGCGTGGTGGGAAAGTTGGCGAGCTCCGAATACCCGCACCCTTGTCTCAGCGCCCACCTCCGCAGACATTCGTGATGTGTGCTTTGAAGGCGACTCGGGAATAATGAACGTCATACCGATGCAGATCGTCAGCGAGTATAAAAGTTCGTTAAGCGAGATAACCCTCATCAACGGCTCGATAATCAAGGGTATACCCGCCTCCGAGCCTGGAAGGTTCCGTGGTCCGCAGTTCCATCGTGGCTGGCTTGACGAGCTGGCAGCGTGGGATTACTTAGACGAGTCTTGGGACATGATTCAGTTCGGCATGCGGCTCGGCAAGCACCCACTGCTAATCTGCACCTCCACCCCTAAGCCCAAGCCCAAGATCATTGAGCTAATCAACCGGGACGGCGAGGATGTGGCGTATACCATCGCCAGCACCTACGACAACAAGGACAATTTGGCGCCGAAGTTTCTTGAGCAGATACTGCAATACGAAGGCACCAAGCTGGGTAGGCAGGAAATCTACGCAGAGATAATCGACCCCGAAGAGTCCGGCATCGTTAAGCGCACATGGTTCAAGCTCTGGCCCAACGACAAACCGCTGCCTCGGTTCGAGTATGTGCTTCAGTCGTACGACTGTGCAACTTCCGACAAAACCCACAACGATCCAACCGCCTGCACGGTGTGGGGTGTGTTCAAGCCCAGCGACGACAAGCCCATGTCGGTGTTGCTGATTGATTGCTGGACAGAATACCTGCAATACCCAGAGCTCAAGCCCCGCGTCATCGAGGAGTTTGCGTCGGTGTATGGTGACGAGAATGAGTTCGGCCACGGCAAGAAAGTTGACCAAGTATTGGTCGAGGACAAGTCCGCAGGCATATCGCTTGTGCAAGATTTGCAGCGTGCCGGCATCCCTGCACGTGGTTACAATCCCGGCAAAGCCGACAAAACTATGCGGCTCAACATTGTTGCCCCTATAATCCAGCGTGGCAGAGTATACTTGCCGGAATCGTCGAAGAAATCCGGAGCCGCACGGGACTGGTGCGAACCGCTGATCAATCAGCTTTGCGCATTCCCGGACGTCCGACACGACGACTTGGTGGATAGCACGTCGCAGGCGTTGCGTATACTGCGCGACCTTGGGTTTTTGGTCATTGACTATATTCCGGATGACACAGACATGTACATCGACGAGACGCAACCGCGCAGGGTGAACCCATATGCAGCCTGAGGACTTTGTCCGCCTCCGAGCTCAGGCGCTCATGCAGCAAGAGCAGTCCCCATCTTACGACGACGGTGCAAGCCTCTTGATGCAAGACCCCAACATGATGCGGGTCGGGTTGTTCGGTCGTAAGCCAACCATACCTGCCGAGCCGCCTGTCAATCTGGCTCGTCGTGGCATCATCCTTGGCCGCGCTGCACCTGAGAACCTGCCCGCTGTGCGGCCTGCGGACATACCGCTACCACCTTCCTCGCAATTGCCCGTGCCAGCTTCCACGCCCGGCACCACTGTGCCGCCGTTGCAGGTGCAACAGCCCACACCGCCGCACACGCCCACACCGCTAGAGGCGCTGGCACAAAGGGCAATCAACGCGCCGATGTCGCGCCGTGAAGTGTTGCAGCGTGCCGGGCAAACGGCGGTCAACCAGATGTTGCCAACACCCAAGATCTCTGACGTCGTGCCTGAGATTGTCGCACCAGTGTCGCCTTTGGTTCAAGCAGCTAAGGCTGTTGAACCAGGGTTCAAACCTAACCCGCTGTTTGATTCGCACATCTCGGATTATGTTCAACAAATCATAGGCAGGACATTCGAAGACGAGCCTTCAGGTGTGGCACAAACTTTGTGGCTTGCTTCTCGCAATTTGTTGAAAGACAAACTCCCTGCAGAGGAAGTTGCAAAGCTCGACAAACTTGCCAAGACACCCGATGGTAAGTATGTTCCTGATAGCAGCGATGAAATTTCAGACCGACACGCTGAAATGTTATACGACAAAATGTCTGGCCACATACAGACCCTTGCGCCGCACGACCAGCTTTATGTAGCTGATCACCTTGTACAGTCAGGCATGAATCCAGCATATGTTGCTAAAGATATTATCAGCAAAGGCGACAGTTCAGAGCTCGAGAAATATATCTCTGATATGTACGATGCGGCGTCTCAAACCAAAGAGTAACAGCCATGGCAACTAACGACTGGGACAACCCGAACACCCCATTGGTCAACGACATCAATGAGCCCAGTACTTTAGACGAATGGAACCGCCTCAACACCGAGGCAATGTACCGAGCTAAACAGCGCGTCCAGCCTGTCTCCTCTCTGCTAAGCAAAGCTCAAGAAGGCACCGCCGCAGGCACCGACGTGGCGCGTACGCTGCTCGGCGGGCCAGCCGCTGCGATCGGCGGCGCTTGGCAAGCGTTGCTCAGTGGCGAGCCAAGCTCGGTCGAGCAGAATCAGTACGATCTGTACAAACGACTCGCTCAACCCAGCACCCGGCAAGGCCAAGCATTCGAAGAGAATGTGGCCGGTGCTCTGGAAGCCTCCAAGCTGCCGCCGGTATTCCCCGAGGCGGCTGGGCTCGCAGGGCGAGGCTTCACCCCCAACGACGCACGTGTCATTGCCGCAGAGGCAAAGAATTTCGGCAAGCAGGTGCGCGAGATACCCACCGACTTCACCAATGCACAGTCCGGCTTAACCCGCATTGACCCGCTCACCGGCAAGCCCACAATTGGTACAAAGCTGCAAGGCGTGGCAGAGGGGGTGGGCGATATAATCGCTCAGCGTGAAGCAGCTGGTAAGTCGGCAATCCCCGCCCTCCTCGATGCTAAAATGAACATCGTGCGTCCGGAGGGAACCCGTATCCTCCGCGCTAAACAACCCGAAGGCGGCGCAGACATAAAAATAAACAGCAACAGATCAGGACAAGTCGATACATTGGATCCATTGCTTGGTGAGTTGAACGATTTTACAATGATTGATCGTTCAGCGCCTGTCAGTATGGTTGTCGAGGATTACCTGCGCACCTATATGGATCTGACGAATCGGAACAATAGGCTGCATGACCAAAACTGGAACAAGACTGCACTGAAGCAAGCGAGGGAGTTATTCCCCGATGCGCCCGACGACCAGACCGCACTTAGCGCAATGACGACACGTTATGGCGGCGCTCATACAAATGAAATGGATCAGCAAAAGCTCCGGGCGCTCGACGAATACGCTAAATCTCCCGAGGCAGCTGAAGCTGTAGCACAGGGCGCAACCCCTATTCCTTCTGTCGACGATTTTTACAAAATGCATGAAGCGTCCAACAAGTGGCGCAACAACAACCTCGGAAACTTCATAAGCAAATATTCCGGCACTGCCTCCGACCCTGCATTGAAATTGGCTGAGCAAGGTCTTACATTCTCCGATCCAAGCGAGTTGCTGCGTCTTCAGCCTGAATACGAATACCGAGCTCGGATAAATCGCGAACTTGCTCAAATGCCAGAGGATGGCATCATCGCTCCAAAACTCGAAGCCAAACAATACGAGCTCGACCAAGCTGTTCAATACCAAAACGAAATCGGCAACGAAGGTGATCCGAATGCGCAACGTGCCGCAGGTGACAAAGTCGCAAAGCTGCGTAAGGAAGTTGACAACCTAAAAATCGGCGCGGCTTATGAAAATGCAGTCGATGCGTCTGTCCGACCTGCAAATGCGCAAAGTCTGGCGGAAGACCTAAACTATGAAAATCGTCAATACTTTCCTAGTTTGACAGGTGAGAAAGATCCGAATGCTCTGGCTTACAGGCTGAAGTCTGGTTTCGTCGAGCGGCTCGGGTTTGATCAAATCGCCGCTCAGATGCATAAGGACATACTGTCCGGGAAAATCGCGCTCGACAAAGTCCCCAACATATCTGTCGACGCTTACATAAAGAAAAATGCAGAAGCGCGCAAAGCCGCGCAGGAAGTTGAAGAGAACCAGAAGCTCCTCTACACCAGCACAGTTAAAAAGCGGTTCTCCGATATGGCGCAGAACTTGCCGCCCGACGCTATGAAGTTCGGCAATGCTTTTGTGCTCGAGTCGACCAGCGACACGCCGCAAGCAGAGGTTATGCAGCGTGCCAGCGACGATACCGGCTGCTTAGATCACTGTGTCGGGCAGGGCGGTAGCGCCTCGCAGCGCGGCTATACAGTGCATCCATTTACCGGCAGAGAGAAAAGCACCTACGAACCGATCATGCGGCTCGATCTCCCCGGCGTGCCAAACCCTAAAGCCTCCGACCGCGCCCAAACCGAAACCACCTCCTACATTCGGGGTGTGTTGAATGGCAACAAACAGCTAGGCCACATACGTGATGCCAGCACCGGAATGCCTGCGGCGACGATCGAGTTCATCAAACTAGGCCCGAACAAATATGACGTCGGCTATGTGTCTGGCCCTGCAGAGGTGGGCGGAGCAACGAATGGACCTATTGACGAGAAATATCACAACGCCATTCGTGATTACCTAAACTCCCGCGCCGACCAGATAAACGAAACCAGCTCCCCACTGAGCCGGAATACTTCCATCTATGACACAGCCGACCAGGGCTATAGCGGAGGCGCTGTTGAGGCGGGCTACCGAGACAACCACGACCTCCGCGCTGCTTACCCAGACCTGCCGCGCTTCATAACCAAAGAAGATGCGCAAGCTATACGCGAAGGCACCTACCAGATGCCTGAGCCGAGCCCCAGCCGTGCTGTCGCGCCTGCATTACCTGCCGTTGAACAACAAGAGCTCGTCAACAATTTAGGTGATTACCTTGAGCACATGTATGGAGAAATAGAACAAAATGCAGGAGACAATGCTCAGCATGGAAGAGAGATTGCAGACACAGTAAGAAACATGGTAAATCGAGCTTATCACAATGTTAGCTTTCACCATGGGACTGGGCAATTCCTCCAAGAACTTGGTAATGCTTTTGCGCAAACTAATGATTATTCAGTCGGGATGGCGCTTGAGTCAATAATCTCCGGGATCGAAGAACACCATCACAATGTTGGCGGTCTGGCTCCTCCTGCCGTTGCACCGGGAATGGCAGGGCGCGATTTATTCCCCGCGCCGAGGGGAGTTCCCGAGCACGATCAGGAACTAACATTCACCGACCCGCATAGCATTGCTTCTCATCTTGTGATGATAGACCGCGATGCAGATGGCATGCTGAATCGGAACTCCATCAACTCGACGAGTTTCGCTCTGGAGCATGGACAGCTGGACTATCCCGGCTATACAAATATCCCGCCCGGTGCAGAGCGTGCTGCCGCAATGCGTCCCATATACGAGGCTTACATAAGAGCAACAAACCAAGCACTCGCCGCAGAGCAGGCCATGCATGCTGCACGAGGAAATTTGCAAACTGCTAATTATGAACACTTAGCCGAACAGCTGACAGAAGGTCAGCGCGGTTACAACCAGCAAGTCGCCACTCAAATCGCTAGGCAGGCGAGAACCCATGGTGTCCCTGTGGAAGAAGTTATGGACATGATCCGCAACGGGGCAAGGACTTATGGCGGATACTCGGTAGACCTAAGTGCTTTTTCCCCCGGCCAGCTCGAAGTTTTAGCGCGTGATGCGCATCGAATGATGACTTTCAACCAAGGCCACGCCGAAGGCGGCGCAATTCGCCACTATGCTAAAGGAGGCGCTGTGTCAGCACCATCGAAAGCCGTTCAGGACATCCTGTACAATAACCCGCCGCCTGCCCCGATGGGCGAAAATCCCTATGCAGACGTAAAAACTGTGCAGCAATACCAAAGCATGGACCAGCCCAGCCCTTATTTCCGTGGGCTTACCATGAATCAGTACTACAGCCTAGCTCCGGAAGATCGGGCGGCAGTGGATGCGCAGGCTAAAATCGATCACCCTATTGCTTCTGGGGTGGGTGATTTTATAAAAATGGGGCTTATTCCAGGGAGCATGGCATTCAGAGCTCTTAGCGACCTTTACCAAAAATACTTCCCTGGTCCGCCCGCTGTGCCCGAAGCCGCCTACACCGGCGACTACAGCACTTTGACGCCCGAGCAGAAAACTCAATATGAGAACGTGATAGCTGGGCAGCCTTCCATTTACGATAAAGGGCTGATGAGTGTAAATACTTCCCCACAAACCACAGCCACTGTCTGGACAGGACGTGATGGTCTGCCGATAATGTCGGGCGGGGTGCCGGTGATGACTGGCTATGGCGCATACTTAGGTCCACAGCAAGAACTTGGTCGCACGATAGAGTCTGCATTTAGCGAAGGCGAGTCTCCCGGCGACACACAGAGTTTTGCTGAGGCAAGTGCCGCAAGAGATGCAGCAGATGCCGCTCAGCAACGCGCCGAGCAGACCAGTCAAGACAGCAGAACAGACAGCGATTCGCACCCCGGAGAAGGCGGTGCGGGTGCATCGATGAAAAAAGGCGGCGCTGTGCGTAGGAAGCCGACCACTGAACAGATGCGTTTCGAACTAATGATGAGGAAATAATCCATGGCCACTGAAATGCCAATCCCCCAAGACTACGGGCGCTTTGTGGATCCGATGGAGCAGGAAGAGCACGTTTCGGTTAACGACTTGTTCGACCAAGACACTTCGGATGTGGAAGAGTTGGAGGATGGCTCGGCGATTGTGCGCATGGACGACCTGAAAGGTCCAGAAGAAGAACCCGACTTTTACGCCAATCTTGCTGACCAATTCGATGCGTTGGACCTGGAAAGCAAGGCGCTCAAGTATCTGGACCTGATCGAAAAAGACAAACAGGCTCGTGAAGACCGCGACAAGCAATATGAAGACGGGTTGCGGCGCACCGGCTTAGGCCACGACGCACCGGGCGGTGCACAGTTTATGGGTGCCTCCAAAGTTGTTCATCCTGTGATGGCTGAGGCTTGTGTAGACTTTGCCGCCCGCGCAATCAAGGAACTTTTCCCGCCAGATGGTCCTGTAAAGACCAAAATCATCGGAGAGGTCTCTGAAGAAAAACTGTCTCGTGCCGAGCGTAAGCGCGACTACATGAACTGGCAGCTCACCGAACAGATCGAAGAATACCGAGACGAGCAGGAACAGATGCTAACGCAGCTACCGCTGGGCGGCTCGCAATACCTGAAGCTCTGGTGGGACGAACAGAAAAAGCGCCCCTGCGCCGAATTTATCCCAATCGACAATGTGTATCTGCCTTTTGCGGCTGGCAATTTCTACACAGCCAGCCGCATGACAGAGGTGCAAGACATAACGCAGGAAGAATTCGACCTGCGTGTTTCTTCCGGGCTTTACATCGACACCGACGTGTTCCGCACGTCCATGGCACCCGACGAGACTAAGTCGGAAAAGGCCAACGATAAAATCGAAGGCAAGCGCCAAAAGGCGGATAACGTGGACGGCGTACGCCGCGTGTTCCACATCCATCTCTGGCTCGAAGAAGAGGACGACAAGTTCTCTAAAGGCGCTCGCGCCCCGTACATCATGATGGTGGACGAGGTGACGCGCAACGTGGTCGGTCTGTACCGCAACTGGGAAGACGGCGACGACGCCTATACCAAGCTCGACTGGATCGTCGAGTTCAAGTTCATCCCATGGCGCGGCGCGTATGCAATTGGGCTGCCCCACCTGATCGGCGGGCTGTCCGCCGCACTGACCGGGGCGCTGCGTGCATTGCTGGACACCGCACACATCAACAACTCGGCCACGATGCTGAAGCTCAAGGGCGCAAAGATCAGCGGTCAGAGCCAAGTCGTCGAGCCGACGCAGGTTGCCGAGATCGAAGGCGCTCCCGGCGTGGACGATATCCGCAAGATCGCCATGCCCATGCCGTTCAACGCGCCATCGCCGGTGCTTTTCCAGCTCCTAGGCTGGCTTACCGATGCAGCTAAGGGTGTGGTGACGACCAGCGAAGAAAAAATCGCCGACGTCACAAGCAACGCCCCGGTGGGTACGACGCAAGCGCTCATCGAGCAAGGCGCGGCTGTTTTCAGCTCCATCCATGCGCGGCTGCACGATTCTCAGCGCCGAGTTCTGCGCATTTTGGCGCGGATCAACCGCTGGTACCTCGACGAGCAACGTCGCAACGAACTTGTGGAAGACCTAGAAGTTACCCAGGACGATTTCCGCACCAATTCGGATGTGATCCCGGTTAGTGACCCGCACATCTTTGCAGAGAGCCAACGCTACGCCCAGATCCAAACGCTCGCCGCCCGCGCCGCTGCTAACCCGGATCTGTACAACCGGCTGGCGGTGGAAAAGCGCATCCTGAAACAGATAAAGCTGCCCGAGATAAACGAAGTCCTGCCAGACCCACAAGATGTAAAAGACATGAACCCGGCGCTGGAGAATGTGGCGATGACGCTCGGTAAGCCGGTGGGTGCATTCCCGATGCAAGATCATATGGCGCATTTTATGGCGCACTTGCAGTACGCGCTAGACCCGATCTTTGGCTCCAATCCTATCGTCGCTCCGGTGTTCATCCCATCTTGCTTGGAGCATCTGAAGCAGCACCTGACGATGTGGTATTTGACGATGGCGGATGGCTACACAAGCGCTGCGCTGGGTCGTCCTTACAATGTGCTCAAGATCGAGCCTACCATGCGTGAGGCGCAGAAACTCCTCGCCGCTGCTTTACAGCACGTGCACATGGACAGTCGTCAACAACTCGCTCCGGTGGGTCAGGCGATTGGCCAAATGATGCACTTGATGAAACAGCTGCAGATGCAGATGCAGCCGAATCAGCCCTCTCCGCCGATCGACCCAAACATCGTCGCGCAGGTGCAGGCGGTTACACAAACCTCTATTGCCGAGACGCAACGCAAAGCGCAGAAAGACGTGATCGATGCACAGCTCGAAGAACAAAAGATTCAAGCCGATGCAGCCAAAAACACCGAAGACAATTTGGTGCAAGAGCGGATGAAAGCCGCGCAGCTTTCTAACGAAGCTGCACAGTTACAGCATGAGCAACTGAAAACTGCCCTCGAAGCTCAACGCCATACACAGGCAAACCTAGGAGAAATGAAATGAGCGATGATTTCGTAAATATGCACAAACGCATTGCCATGGGGCAAGCCGGTGCTGAGGCCCACTTGAAGCGCGGCGGCAAAGTCGCCAAATACGCTAAAGGCGGAAGCGTCAAAAAACCTGACGAGGTGATGTGGGATGAGCCCGCCGGTGCTGAACAAAACCGCATTGGCGCTGTGCCTGAGAAAAAAGCGCACACCCTTATTCGTGACAGCAGCCAAAAGCTGCCATACCCAAAACCCGGAGCAAAGATCGCCACGATGAAAAAAGGCGGTCATGCTAAAGGCGGGCTAACAATTGCGATTGTTGCGCCCATGAAGAAGAGCGTAGGTCGGGGTCGCTAGTGCAAATTAGCGCCTTACTAACCCTTGTCAAGCAAAAGCAGCGAGAGATCGCTGATTCGATGGCTAGCGGTCATTGCGCGAGCTTTGAGCGCTACCAGTACTTGTCAGGGATGCACGCAGGTTTGCAAGAAACCTTGAGTCTTATTAACAATCTTTTGGAAGAGGAAAAGAGAGATGACGTATGATGTTGAACAAACGCTTGAAGAAGCGTTTCCGGTAATTGACCCGCTTATGGCGCCGTATGGCGCTCGTGTTCTCGTGCAATTGAGAGCAGTGAAAGACAAGGTCACAAGCAGTGGTATTTACATCCCCGAAGAATCGAAAGAAACTGAAAAGTGGAACACCATGATTGGTAAAGTCCTTGCCGTTGGCCCATTGGCGTTCAAAAAGCGCGACACGATGGAGCCTTGGGTTGAGGGTGTCTGGTGCCAAGTCGGCGAATACGTCCGCGTGCCTAAATGGGGCGGCGATCGCTGGGAAATTGATTTCGAGGAAAATGGTGTAAAAGGTAAAGCACTGTTCACATTCTTTAACGATCATGAGATCATCGGTAAAGTAACCGGCGATCCTCGGGCCATTAAAGCGTTTATCTAAGTTTTGAAGGAAACTTTATGACACCCACTGACAAAATGGAGATGCAGATCTCCGAGGAAACCGATGGAGGCGCTGTAGTTGTGCTTCCTGAGGGTATGGAAACACAGGTCGAAATCGTTGAACCCACGCGCAATGATTCGTCTAACGATGACCCTGATGAAAAATTCTCGCAAAATGACGGTTTAGACAACGACCCTGACCGAGAAGCTATCCGCGCCGCTCGGCGCGAGGAGCGAAAGCTCAAAAAACAGATCCACCGCGAGAAAGCTCGTGAGTCGAGCCACCTGGTTAGCTCGCTCAAACAGCAAAATCAGGCGCTGGCGGATCGTTTAGCTGCTCTGGAACAGAAAAGTTCCGGTGCCGAGATGGCTCGAGTTGACAAAGCCATTGACGATGCGGCTGTTCAGCTTGAATATGCCAAGATGAAAATGAAAACTGCTGTGGAAACTCGTGACGGCGAAGGCGTCACCAAGTCACAGGAGATGTGGTTTGAGGCGCAACGACAGCTCGAGTCGCTGCAAAACCTGAAACAGCGCGCATCTCAGCAAAATTCTCAGCAGAAACAGACCATAAATGCTCCTGACCCTGTAGTGGCGCGGATGGCTGCTGATTGGATGCAAGAAAATCCCTGGTACGACCCACAAGGTGGCAACGAAGAGTCGCAAATTGCGCAAGTTGTCGATAAGCGCCTTATTGCTGAAGGTTTCGACCCGACTTCTCCTGACTACTGGGACGAGCTGACTGACCGGGTTAAAAAATATATCCCTGAATCTCCCAAACAGGGTTATAATGGCGACAATCCCCGTCCACAAAGGCCCAGATCGGTTATGACGAGTTCAGGTAGAGAAACAGCTGGAACGACTAAGTCTAACGAATTTAGACTCAGTCCACAGCGCGTCGCCGCAATGAAAGAAGCGGGACTCTGGAACAACCCCGAACTCCGTCAAAACGCCATTCGCAAATATGCCGAATGGGATCGCAGCAACAAACAAAGAGGCTAATCATGGACGAACGACTCAAAAGAAATAATCCTGCAAATCGCTCAACTCGTGCACAAGAAGACGCATCGCGTCGCGCGCCCGAGGAACAATTTGTTTCGTCTGAGGAGCGCCGTAGAGCGTTCCGTTCGGAATGGCTTCAGGAAGCTCTTCCGACCCCGCCTGAGATTCCGGGCTTCCACTTGTGCTGGCTATCTTCAACCAATCAGTACGACCCAATCCACAAACGCACTCGCCTTGGATACACACAGGTGAAAGCCGACGAATTGCCCGGCTTTGATACCTATAAAGTGAAATCTGGGGAACACGAGGGCTTTGTCGCCTGCAACGAGATGTTGCTGTACAAACTTCCCATGGACATTTACCAGGACTTGATGTCAGAAATGCATCACTACGCTCCGCTAGATGAACAAGAGAAAATTCAAGTGCAGCAAGAACAGTTGATGGGCAACAAGGACAGTAGTGGTAGGCCGCTGGTTATGATTGAGGGTGATGGCATGAAGTTTGACCAAACCGCAAAGCTACCTGTTTTCAGGTAATTTCAACTTCAGGAGTTTAGACTATGTCTTCTACAAATGCTCCATTCGGTTTGCGCCCCGCGTTTTTCCCAACGGGTCTGGAACGCGCTCAGGCAATTACGAATGGTATCACCTCGGGGTATTCCTCGAACATTCTCAAGGGTCAACCTATCGTCTATGGCACCACCGCTAATGGTGGTACCTTGGGCACTGTGATTCCCGCCGCTGCCACTGGTACAGTTACCGGCTCCTTTCAAGGTGTCGAGTGGACTGATACTACCGGTCGTCGTCGTGTTTCCAATTATTGGCCTGCAAGCACCACCGGCACCAACATCATTGCGTATTTCTACAATGATCAACAGATCATTTATGAAATCCAAAGTGATGCCACGCTGGCGCAAACTTCGATGGGCAATGAGTACAACTTCAGCAACGTGACTGCTGGTTCCACGACCACTGGTCTGTCCGCTGCTACACTCGGCGCTTCAACTGCAGTTGGCAATGGTTCGCAAGGGCAAATGCGTGTTGTTGATCTCGCGCCTTACGTCGACAACAACTGGGGGGATGCATACGTTATCGTGCGCGTCCAGATCGTCAACACGCAATGGTTCGGTGCCTTCACCGCTACCGCATAATTAGGAGCTAAACCATGGCCGCACCAATGAGAAGTACGGACTTCCGTTCGATCGTTGAGCCTATTCTCAACGAAGCATTCGACGGGGTCTACGATCAACGCGCTGACGAATGGTCCACGGTTTTCCGTGAACAATCCGGTATCCCGCGTAACTACCACGAAGAGCCTGTCCTGTATGGATTCGGCGCAGCACCGCAGTTGCCTGACGGTTCGCCTGTGTCGTACCAACAAGGTGGCGTTCTGTTCCTGCAACGCTACGTCTACCAAGTGTTTGGTCTTGCTTTTGCACTGACCAAGGTCTTGGTTGAAGACGGCGACCATATCCGCATCGGTCAGGTTTATGCTAAGCACTTGGCACAATCTTTGGTGGAAACCAAAGAACTGCTCTGCGCTAACATCCTGAATCGCGCTTTCAATAGCTCATACACCGGCGGTGATGGCGTTTCTTTGATTAACTCTGCTCACCCGATCGCAATCGGCACTTTTAGCAACCAGCTCAGCACTGCTGCTAACTTGTCGCAAACTTCGCTCGAGCAGATGTTGATTCAAGTGCGTCAAGCAGTCGACAACAACGGCAAGAAGATCCGCCTGCAACCCGTTAAACTGGTTGTTGCTCCTGGTAACGTCTTCCAAGCCGAAGTGCTGCTCAAGTCTGTTCTGCGTACCGGCACCGCCAACAACGACATCAACCCGATCAAATCGATCGGTCTGTTGCCTGAAGGCGCTTCGGTTATCAGCCGTCTGACCTCGGCGACCAACTGGTGGGTCCAAACCGACGCACCCGAAGGTCTAAAGGTTATGATGCGCCGTGCGCTGGAAAAGACCATGGAAGGTGATTTCGAAACCGACTCCATGCGCTACAAAGCTACCGAGCGTTACATTCCTAACTGGACTGACCCTCGCTGCCTGTATGGCACTCCTGGCGTATAAGCCAAAGCGGGGCTGGCTAATCCCAGCCCTTTTTTTGATCTTGTCATACTTTTCATGGAGCAGACAAAATGCCTCAATTTTCGGACGATCTCTTTCTAGGAACCGGTGCAACCTACATGGGCACTGGTAATGGTGCAGCAACTTCGGTTTTCACTGGCACCATCTCGACCACCACGCTGACTGTTCAGTCTACACAGTCTGGCGACCCTCTGGTCGTTGGTCAATACATCGTAGGTTCTAGCGTAACTGCTAACTCCTACATCACCGCCTCGCTGGGATTTAACTCCAGCGGTCTGGCGCAATATACCCTTTCGCAATCGTCTACGGTTTCTTCGAACACCACGATGTATGCTTCGGGTAATGCGTTGCTTGGCGACCCTGCTCCGATGTCGCTTGGTGTTGGTCCGCTGGGTCGTTTGTACGTCTACGACACAATCCCACAGACCCTTCAAGCTGCAAACATCGCTGCTTCGCAGACGCAAACTGCAGCTGGCGCTCTGACGCTTACCGCAGGCACTTCGGCTAAGTCTGTTGTCCGTACAGACGGCTCAACGGTGATTCAGCTGGACGTGCCTCGTGCAGTTAGCGTTACCACTGGAACCGCCACTGGCTCTACGCTGGCTGGTGTGGCGACTACCGGAACTGGTGGCCAGATTTCTTTCACGTCCAACACCAGTGTTTACACCGGCCAATACGTGACTGTTTCTGGAACAGCAGGTGGAACTGGTTCTATCACCAGCTATAGCAACCCCACCACCTACATCCTGTCGGCTGTGACTGCAACTAGCGCTACTTTGCTGACTACTGCCAGCGGTGCTGTTGCTTCTGTTGCAGGTACGATCACAGGATTGACATTCACCTTGGGCGCTGCACCTCGTGTCATGACTGTTTCTGGCTACGACTACTACGGCCAAGCAATGACCGAATCGATCACGAGCAGCTCTTCAGTGAGCACTGCTGTGAGTGGTAAGAAAGCGTTCTACCAAATCGCTTCTATCACCAGTGCAGGCGCTACCGGAACTGCCGTGACTTCTGGAACGACTGATGTCTTAGGTTTGCCTGTGCGCGTTATTGATGCTGGCTATTTGGTCAGTATTGGTTGGGCAGGCGCGGTTGCCCGCGACACTGGTGGTAACCAAGCGTTTGTCGCTGCAGACATGACTAACCCTGCCACCAGCACAACTGGTGACGTACGGGGCACCTATCTGCCATCCACTGCATCCAATGGATCTCGGCGTTTGGTGATTGGAATCGCAGTCCCTGCAATTGCAGTTGGCCCAAATGCGACCCGCACTGGTGCCCTCGGCGTAACTCAAGCTTAAGGAGTAGATCATGGCAACTAAATTTGGCCGCGAGCCGAAAATGCAGACCACCGAGCCTTCGGATGATGAGGTGGGTGGCGGTATGAAACGCGGCGGGCATGCGCATAAAAAGCACATGGCAATGGGAGGCGAAATGCCTCCTACGCCGATGCGCGGTCGTGCTGGTATGGCTGGTTCACGTGGGGCTTTGCTTTCTAAGCCTCGCGTTTCTATGCCTATGCCTCCTCCCGCCATGGGCGCTGGTATGCCTCCCGGAGCTAGCCCAGCCATGAAAAAAGGCGGGAAAATGCATCACCATGCTGAAGGCGGCGATGTCGCTCAAGACAAGGCGATGATCAAAAAGGCATTCAAGCAGCATGATGCGCAGGAACACAAAGGCGCTAAGGGCACGCATCTGTCGCTTAAAAAAGGCGGCAAAACTCACCACTATGCTAAAGGTGGTGGTGTAAAAGATGCTGGCCCAGATACTCCCGGCGGATTGCTGGGTGGCATCGAAGCGACTCGTCCTGTGTCCAAAAAAGGCACTGGCACGATCCTTGGCCCTGGCTACAAGCATGGCGGTCATACCAAAAAGCACCACATGGCTAAGGGTGGCACGATGCACCCTGCAATCGACGTGCAAGACAAAGTCGTCGAGGCTAAGCAGACCAAGAGCTTGAGCACCAAGACAGGTGGTGTTGAGGGTAAGGGCTACAAACACGGTGGCCATACCAAAAAACATCACATGGCTGATGGCGGGACTGTTCCCCAAAGCGTTGCAGGTAAATACCTTAATGACATGCATGATGGCGAGAAGATGCCTACCAAAAAAGGCAAAACTGGCGAGATCAAGCAGCAACCTGCTGGCTATAAGCGCGGCGGTCATGTGAAGCACGAGCACCACAAACACGGCGGCCACGTTGAGCACCACACCACTCATGGTCATAAAGATCACGGGCATGAGCACATGCACAAACATGTTGCCAAGCATCATCACGGCCACGACAAAATCGACGGTCATCCGATGAAACACGGCGGAAGTGCACGCCATCACACTACCAAAGTGTCTACGCACAAGAAAAAAGGCGGCGCTTGCAACTACTAAAAGCCGGGGAGCTTCGGCTCCCCACTTTTAACTCATAGGTGAAACAATGTCAGAACTATCCGTCTACACTGGCCCAACTTCGAACACTGACAATCAATTGCGCCTTCAACAAGCGCAACGCTCGGGCGCGTATGATCCTGTTGACAAGGTGCGTGTATCGACACCTCAGTCGCTGATTGACACCGATTTTGAGTATGGCCAACAGCCAACCAAATGGGAGCAAATCTCCCTTCAAAACAATCGCCAGTCGCTTTATTATTTGGCGAATGCGGCACTTCCTGTTTCAGCTATCTCCGGAAATCAGTCAAATCTTTACCAGTTGGTCGTTACATTCTCGTCGAATGTGACTATTGCCACCGGAACCTCATTTTTTATAGAAGACACAATCGACCCGAACGCCCAAGGCTGGGCATATGTCGTTTCAGGCGTTAGTTCTGGTACTTCTATTACCGTTCAGGTGCAGAACCAAGTAACCACTGTTAATAACTATTCAGCTGCTGCCACATACTGCTACCAAGGTTACACCTATTCAAACTGCGGCATTGCGTTGACTGGAACGACTGCGTTCACATTTAGCGGTTCTACAGTTACCTGCACAACTTCGTTCCCGCATGGTTTATCTGCAAATTCTGCAGTATTTATCACTGGAACCACTGGTCCTAGCACTGCAACTCAGATAAATGGTGCTCAGGTTGTCGCTACAACTCCGACAGCCAACACATTCACATTTACGAATGTAAATGGGACACCTTCTACGACTATTGCAAACACCGCTGGCCAGACTAACTTGTATGCGCGTCCTGTTGGATGGGTAGACTGCCACGCTTATGATGGCTCTGTCAACTTCACTGCTGGCGCGGCTGTTCCAAATCAACAGTTGTACCGTCAGACTCGTCGTTATTTCCGTTACCAGTCTGGCAAAGGCATTCAGTTTTCCACTGGTACGATCTTAAAACCACAGATCGCATTCACAACGCTTACAGCGTCAGGTACTACAGTCACTGTAACTTGTAAAGTTCCGCACAACTTGACAGTCGGTACATATGTACAGATAGCTGGTTTTGATCAATCTGCTTACAATGGAATTTTTAAGATTGTTACAGTTTCTAGTGCATTGATATTTACTTACACTGCTTTGTCTGTACCTTCGGCATCGACCGCAACCAGTACTGTCCCGTTGATTCCTCACGTAAGTCCGTATTCCTGGTATGGCTCTAGCAACAAAATTGGTTTTTTCGACAGCCAAAATGGCATGTTTTTCCAATTTGATGGCCAAACTTTGTATTGCGTGCTGCGTAACAGCGTTAACCAAATAACTGGAACCGTGACTGCGACCCAGAATAGCTCTTTGGTCACTGGCTCTAGCACGCAATTTACGACTCAGTTAGTTGTTGGTGATTACATTGTAATTCGAGGCCAAACGCATCGCGTCACGACCATCACCAGCGACACACAGTTGTACATCACACCTGAATATCGCGGTGCAACCATCTCCAACGTATTGGTATCTCGCGTGGTTGAGACTCGAGTCCCACAGTCGCAATGGTGGGACGTGTGCGACGGGTCTAATTCAATTTCGAATCCATCCGGCTACCTGCTTGACCTTACCAAAATTCAGATGTTCTACATCGACTACTCTTGGTATGGTGCTGGCGTAGCCCGTTTCGGTTTTCGTGCAACCAATGGCCAAATCATTTACGTATACGGTTACCAGAACAACAACGTGCAGTACCAAGCTTATTTGCGCTCAGGCAATTTGCCTTCGCATTATGAGCAAAACACTGTGTTGCCATTGACAACCATCACTGCTAGCATCAAAACAACTGATTCTACGATCAGTGTTCTGGACACTTCTAGTTTCAACCCGGCAGGAGGAGCCGCTCGAATCATTGGTAACGGCGTTTCTGGTACGATCGAGTACATTGCCTATACCGGACTCACTTCGACGTCTCTAACGGGCGTTACGCGTGGCCAAACGGGCGGTTCTGCGGCAACGGCGTTCACCTATTCTGCGACAGCGCCTATCGCTGTTGAATATGCGTCTCCTGACAGTGCTTCTCAGTTATCACACTGGGGTTCATCGGTGGTGATGGACGGCGGATACACGACCGACGTTTCGTTGATCTACAACTACGGCATGACGTCAGCTATCTCAACTACCGGAACAACCGCTATCCCAATCATGGCTATTCGCGTCGCACCTTCTGTAGACAATGGCACAGTGGGAACTCTGGGTGTTAAAGAGATCATCAACCGCCTGCAGTTGCAGATGCGTGAAATTGCTATGTTGACCACCACTAGCTACTTGGTTCAGTTCATTTTGAACGGTGTTATTGGCGGCACAAGCGGATTTACTTCATTTACTTCACCAACGCAAAACAACACCAACACGACCTCCATCGTGCAAGTGGCTACCAATACCAATACTTCGACCACTATCACTGGCGGTGAATCAATTGCGGCGTTCTTTACCAACACCGCAGGGCAGACCACTTTGGACTTGACATCTGTTGCGCCTTTTGGTAACAGCATTTTGGGCGGTGGACTGACAAATACCGTCCCGACTAGCCAAGCTGGAACTTACCCTGATGGCCCGGATATTTTGTATGTGACAGTGAGCCAAAACGGTTCCAATGGAACTGCATTCGCTCGTCTGTCTTGGCAAGAATCGCAGGCCTAATATGCCTAGCAAATCGCCCGCCCAACACCGATTGATGGAAGCAGCCGCCCATACTAAGGGCGGTTTCGGAGGCGTTTCACAAAAAGTCGGCAAAGAGTTTGTCGAAGCTGACAAGAAAATGAAAAAAGGTGGTTTATATGCCAACATACATGCAAAACAGCAAAGAATCGCTGAAGGCTCTGGTGAACACATGCGTAAGCCGGGTTCAAAAAACGCTCCAACTGCTGAAGCCTTCCGAGAGTCCGCTAAAACGGCTAAAAAGATGGCTAGCGGCGGTCCAAGTCTATCTGTCGGGCGAAAAGAAAAGCTCCCCACCAGCCAAGGCGCAGGACTAACTGCAAAGGGTCGGGCAAAAGCTAACCGCGCAACTGGCAGTCATCTGCAAGCGCCAGCCCCGCACCCAAAAACAGAAAAAGAATCAGGTCGTAAAAAGTCATTCTGTGCTAGAATGAGTGGTGTTGTCGAGCATGCGAAAGGCGATGCTCCCAGAGCGAAAGCATCTTTAGCTCGCTGGAACTGCAAAGACGGCGGGTCTGCTAAAAAATATGACATAAAGGGCTGGTAATGTCTACGAGCGGAACAGTCGGAGCGACAGTTATCACTGTTCAGAATCTGATCGACAGTGGCGCTCGTCGTGCGGGTAAACTAGCCGAAGAATTGTCTGTTGAACAGGTTCAGGCTGCTAAGCAAAGTCTGTACTACCTGCTTTCGAACCTCGTCAACCGAGGCATTCAATACTGGTGCATCCAGAAAGTCGTTTACGGGCTGGTACCTGATCATTATATCTATACGCTGCCTGTAGGTGTAAATGACGTTTTGAATGCAAATTATCGGACAGTCACGCAAAATACAACTGGTGGGTATAGCTCTTCTGGCACTGCAGCGAACGCTTTTGATGGCCAATACACCAATATATGTCAACTTACGACCAACACTGGCAACATAGGAATCAACAATGGCTCGGGCAGTCCTGTTTACATCGGAACTGTGGGGATTCTTCCTGCGGTTTCTGGTTCTGTCACGCTGACAGTTCAGTACTCACAGGACAACACCAATTGGACGACTGCCTATTCTCCCGGCGCTACGACTTGGGTAGCTGGGACTTGGATTTATTACGACCTCGACCCCTCGGCTAATGCTCCTTATTGGCGCATCCAGCAGTCTGCAGGCGTCAACATGGGCGTTTATCAGGTGGTTTTTGGTTCCAATGCTACCGAGATTCCGATGGCAAGGCTAAACCGGGACGACTACACCAATCTGCCCAACAAAAATTTCGTAAGCAATTACCCGCTGCAATACTGGTTTGACAGGACAATTCCGCAGCCGACCATGTATCTGTGGCCTGCGCCGAACTCATACGCACCGCAGGTTGTGGCCTGGTGCGCTTATTATGTGCAGGACGTAGGCTCCCTATCAGGCTCACTGCAAATCCCACAGCGCTGGTATCTAGCTGTGCAGAACATGCTTGCGCATCAGATGGCTATGGAGTTGCCCGGCGTGACAACAGACCGGATCGCCTATTGCGAGCAGCAGGCGGAGAAATATTGGTTCCAAGCTGAGCAAGAAGAGCGCGATAAATCGCCGATTTATTTCGCTCCTAACATAAGCGTTTACACAAGATGAGTGTCTGGCTCGATACTTTAGGCAATTCTGTCCTGTCCATCGCAATTTGCGATCGGTGCAAGATGAAACGCGCCTATTCGGACATCGGCCAAGACAGAAACATCCCCGGTTTGCGCGTGTGCAATGAAGGTTGCAACGATGAGCGCGATCCATACCGCCTTCCGGCTCGTCAGCCTGAGAAAATCGCCATTCGTTTTCCGCGCCCCGATGCTGACGTGGCTGAAACGCATGACGCGCTGACGACTGATCCGAATGTCGTTAACAGTGGAAACAGTACAGCGGGAGAATTTGGTATTGCACCGGAGACTTCTCTCAATCCGAACAACGGCAATCTTGACAATTTGAGCCCATGATGAAAAATAGCGGGAACCAATATGTCTGATGTACGCATATCCCAATTACCACCTGCCGGAACTATCACAGGCTCCGAGCTCGTGCCTGTCGTACAAAATGGCACGACAGTTCAGACCACTGTCAATGCGATTGCGGCTAGTCCGACACAGACCTATACCTATTTGACGGTAAACAACACAGTCAATTTGCCGAATAGTAGGTATTTCGCTGCGGGAAATGGTTTGTCTTTGACAGACGGTGGTGCACAGGGTTCTTTGCGGGTGAGTCCTACTGGGGCTTTGCTCTCGTTGGTTACTTCAGGCGTTGGCCTGCAAGCTAAAACCAATACCAATACCCTTACCAATGTCTCGATTGGAGTAGGCACTGGACTTTCCATCTCTAATCCTGACGGGAGCACTGGCAATCCGACGATCTCGCTAAGTGGGATTATGTCCAACCTCGCGGCGACCACTGGTACGGGTTTTTTAGCTGTAAGTGGAACGACGGTAAATCTCGTCGCCATAACAGGCTCGAGCACAGTCACTGTGACGAATGGAACAGGCGCTGGTGGAAGCCCAACAATTAGCCTACCTACTACCGGCGTGACTGCTGGCACCTACACACTATCTACTGTTTCGGTGGATGCTTATGGCCGAATTACTTCAGCATCAAGTGGAAGCGGTTCTAATTACGTTTCTTCTTTCAGTACTGGCACCACAGGTCTGACGCCCGCTTCTGCTACTACCGGTGCGATAACTTTGAGCGGCACCCTTGCTGTAGCTAATGGGGGAACTGGCGTAACGACGAGCACAGGATCAGGCAGCGTTGTTCTCAGCACGAGTCCGACTTTAGTCACGCCCGCACTGGGGACGCCAAGCTCTGGTATTTTGACATATGCAACTGGTTTGCCATTAACTACAGGCGTGACGGGGACTTTGCCGGTAGCAAATGGTGGAACCGGAGTAACGACGAGCACCGGGTCAGGTAGTGTTGTTTTGAGTGTTAGCCCTGCTTTTACAGGGATCCCAACAGCCCCAACTGCAGCAATTAACAATAACACCACACAGCTGGCCACAACCGCCTTTGTGCTAAATCAGATCAGCAGCTCCGGCGGTGGCACTGTTACTAATGTTAGTTTCACTGGCGGGATAATTTCTGTAGCAACTCCCACCTCTACTCCCGCTTTGACTGTTGCTGGGACCAGTGGCGGAATCCCGTATTTTACCAGCGGAACAACTTGGGCTTCTAGCGCGGCGCTTGCAGCAAATGCCATCGTTCTTGGAGGCGGTGCGGGCGCTGCTCCGACTACGACAACGACTGGAACTGGTGTTGTTACTGCGCTGGGTAACACGACCAATGCCGCTAGCGGTATCGTTGTCAAAGACGCCAATGCAAATATCACCACAAACTTTGCGTTTTTAGGATTTACCAATGTAGCTGCTGCTGGAACGACGACTACGCTTGTTGCAAACTCAACTCCGAACTTTGTTGTGACAGGTTCTGGTGGGCAGACCTACAAGTTGCCAGATGCCACAACTTTGGCAAACGGCGCGACATACACTTTTAACAATAACCAAAGCTCTGGAACGATTGTTGTTCAAAACAATTCGAGCACCACAGTCGTCACCGTTCAATCTGGTGCGTTTGTCACAGTCATCTTGTTGAGCAACTCAACAGCCGCAGGTACTTGGGACTACCACGCAGGGATTCCTTCTGGAACTTTTTGGTCCACCAACACATTGAGCACCGGTGCAGCCATAACATCCACACAGGCAGTTACCGGCAGCACGCTTGTTTCCACAGTGGCGACAGGTACTGCGCCGTTCACAGTGACAAGCACCACACAAGTGGCAAATTTGAATGCGGCCACTGCGGGAACTGCGGGGAATGTCACTGGAACAGTTGCGGTAGCGAATGGCGGAACTGGCCTAAATTCCGGGACTTCTGGTGGTATTTTGGGTTTTACAGCGACGGGGACTTTGGCTTCTTCCGCGCTTCTCGCTGCAAATGCCATTGTGGTTGGCGGCGGCGCTGGCGCTACTCCAAGCACCGTCACCACTGGAACCGGCGTGGTTACTGCTCTGGGCGTAAACACCGGATCTGCTGGAGCTTTCGTTGTCAATGGCGGCGCTCTGGGCACGCCAAGCAGCGGAACATTGACCAATGCAACTGGCCTGCCAATATCCACTGGCGTTTCGGGTCTTGGCACTGGGGTGGCGGCAGCATTGGGCATTGCCATCGGTTCTGCGGGTGCTCCAGTCACATTTAACGGCGCTCTGGGCACACCAAGTAGCGGCACAGTCACCAACCTGACTGGCACCGCCTCCATAAACATCAATGGAACTGTGGGCGCTACAACAGCCTCCACGGGTGCGTTCACTACAGTCTCGGCCACTGGTGTCATAACATCAACATTGGCGACTGGAACCGCGCCATTTACAGTGGCAAGCACCACGCAAGTCGCTAACCTGAATGCAGCGACTGCCGGAACTGCAACTAACGCCACCAACGTAGCACTTTCAGCAGGGTCTGGAGCCACGAACTACATTCATTTCAGTTCTGCTGCGACAGGCAATCAGGCAACTAACACCAACACTTTGTTGACTTATAATTACACGAATAATGCCTTGACAGCAGGCATTACTGGTGGAACTTTCTAAGGAAAAACCATGGCTGCAACTGGCTACACCCCGATATCGCTGTACTACAGCACCACAGCTTCTGCTGTGCCTGTCAACACCAACCTTGTTGCTGGTGAACTGGCGTTAAACACCTTGGACGAGAAGCTGTACTTCAAAAACAGCGCAGGAACCGTCAAGCTGTTGGCTGCATCTGCGGCAGCTACCGGAACTGTGTCCAGCGTCGCCCAGAGCTTTACCGGGGGAATCATTTCGGTTTCCGGTTCGCCAATCACAACATCTGGAACATTGGCCCTCACCGTTGCAGGAACGAGCGGCGGCATCCCATACTTTTCAAGCGCATCCACATGGGCAACCAGCGCGGCATTGGCCTCCAACGCTTTGATGGTCGGTGGCGGCGCTGGAGCCTCACCAAGCACCGTCACCACTGGCACGGGCGTTGTCACAGCGTTGGGTGTAAACACAGGCACCGCTGGCGCTTTTGTGGTTAATGGCGGCGCGCTAGGTACGCCTAGCAGCGGCACGTTAACGAACTGCACGTTTCCTACACTCAACCAAAACACCTCGGGAACCGCATCTAATGTAACGGGGACTGTTGCAGTTGCAAATGGCGGTACAGGTTCTACTACGCTAACAGCCAATAATGTCTTGCTTGGAAACGGCACATCCGCCTTGCAAGTTGTAGCACCCGGCACTTCGGGCAATGTGCTGACCAGCAACGGCACAACATGGACAAGCGCCGCTGGAGGCGGTTTTGGCGTTGGGCAGACCCTTACGAACTACAGCTCCTCGGGCCGGGCAATGGGTACTACCTACACCAACTCGACAGGCAAACCGATTGCGGTAATGTTTACCCCGGTTGCTTCTGGCAGTTTGTTTTGCGCGGCGCTTATAGATGGCAATGTAGTGGAATACACGCAATTCACTCCAAGCGGCGGCGGGGGTTGCTCGGCGTTTTTTATTATGGTTCCCAACAGCTCCACTTACCAAATGCGTAATGATGGAAATGCAAGTATTGGCTACTGGTACGAATGGAGATAAAAATGAAACACTACAAAGACAGCAACAACGAAGTTTTTGCCTACGAAGAGGACGGGTCGCAAGACCACCTCATCGGAGACAAGGTCTACATCACTGACGAAGAGGCCGACGATTTGAATGAGGCGAAGTACTTGCGGACATTAACCCAGTATGACTACGCTAAAAAACGACTGCTGGAGTACCCTCCAATGGTTGACTACATTGACGGCGTGGTCAAGGGCAACCAAACACAGATTGACAAGTACATTGCCGACTGCTTGGCGGTCAAAGCCAAGTACCCCAAAACTTAATTAAAGATAGATCATGGAAAAAATTGCCATCTCCACCAGCCTGCTGAACGCTGTGCTTGGCTACCTCGGTGACCGCCCCTACAAAGAGGTGTTCCAGTTGATTGAGGCCATCCAAAAAGAAGCCAAGCAGGCGGTTGAACCCGTTGTTGAAACTGCACCGGAGTAATCATGGAGAACCAGCAGCTATTCAACATCGTCGTGGTGATTGCCGGGTTCTTGGCTGCCTACGTTGTGAATAACATGACCCGGCAGATTCAGAAGCTCGAAGACAAGGTCAACGCGCTGCCAACCACCTACGTCATCAAGGGCGACTACCGCGAGGACATTGCCGAGGTCAAAATCATTCTGAAGCAGATTTTTGACAAGCTGGATGCGAAGGCTGACAAATGAATGCGCTGGCTTGTACTCGTACTTGCCCTGTCGTTGGTGTACGGCGCGACGATAAAACGCGAGTGCAGCGTATCTGAGTTTGTGAACATTGGGTACTCCAACTATGACCCCAAAGAACGCGCAGACAAGGTTTGGGGATGGCTGGAAGAGTCGGGGCCGGTATGCACCAAGGAGCAGCTCACGCTGCTCTACTCCAATCTGGGGAGCATATTGGGCAACGCGGACAGCATGAAGATTCGGGCAAGGATTGAACAGCTATACGAAAAGGCAAAGTGATGGACGCTAAAGACAAATTGATCTACATGGTGACCATGATGGTGACTGCTACTTTGTGTTCCGTTGTTGTCGTGCTCATCGGTGCGCTTGTCCATGGCTTGTTTGTCAAGGAAGTGGACAACACCAAGATTTTTGAAATTATCGGCCCAGCATTCCAGACCATTGTCGGTGGACTCATCGGCTGGTTGTCTGGCTTGAAGGTCGGTAGCCACATGGACGAAATCAAAGCAGGAGAAACAAATGGAATGGCTTAAACAACTCGCCCCAACGATTGCCATGGCACTTGGCGGCCCTCTTGCGGGAATGGCTGAATCTGTTATTGCCAAAGCCATCGGCTGCGAACCACACGAGGTGCAAGATGTCATTAGCACCGGCAAGCTAACTTCCGACCAAGTAGCAGCCATCCAGCTTGCCGAACTGGAGCTGAAGAAACAGGCCCAGTCCATGAACCTTGACTTTGCCAAGCTCACCGTGGAAGACAGAAAATCTGCCCGCGATATGCAGATTGCAACCAAGTCCATGCTTGTGCCATCACTTGCAATCCTCATCGTCGGCGCATTCATCGGGGTGGTGATCGCAACGCTAGGTGGTTTTGCCGTTATTGATTCCGTATTGGCGGGCACTTTGATTGGCTACTTGTCTGCAAAAGCCGAGCAGGTAGTCAACTTCTATTTTGGCTCGTCTGCGGGCAGCAAGGAAAAAACCGAACTGCTTGCCAAGGCGGAGGCGATTAAATGAACGTCAATTTCGACATGTCTTTTGACCGAGTCATGCAGTCCGAGGGTGGCTACGTCTGGGACAAAGACGACGCTGGCGGCGAGACCAACCTCGGCGTAACGATCGGCGCTTGGGGTGCCTATCTTGGCCGCGCCATCCAACCGGGTGAGATGGCCAAGTTGACCAAGTCCGACGTAAAACCTTTCTACAAGGTCATGTACTGGGACAAGGTCAAGGGCGATAACCTGCCCGCAGGCGTCGATTACGCCGTTTTTGACTTCGCGGTGAACGCTGGCACAGCCCGCGCTGCAAAATTTCTTCAGCGGTCTGTAGGCGCTGTGGACGATGGTGTAATTGGCAGCGGAACGCTAGGGCTGATAACCAAGGCTGATCCTGCCAAATTGCTTGAAAATTTTACCGACCAAAAACAGCGGTTTTATAATGGGCTCGCTGCCAATAACCCCTCTCAGCAAAAATTCCTAAAAGGCTGGCTAGCTCGCGTAGATCGTGTGCAAGACACCGCCGAATCAATGCTGGCCTAAGGATCGAAAATGACAACACCTTCGTACGTTCTAACCTATGATAATTTGGTCAGCCTCGTGCTCCAGTATCTGGAGCGGAACGACACAGCTGTTGTAAACTTCATACCCACTGCCATTACACTGGCAGAGTTTGAAATCGCCGAGAACATCAAAACACTCGGCCAGATGATCGTTGCGAATGGAAACATGACTGCCGGAAACCCGGTCATTCAGAAACCCGCTCGGTGGCGCAAAACTGTCTCAATGACGCTAACTGATAGCTCCGGGGCAACACAGCCCGTTCTGCTGCGGAAATTAGAGTACTTGCGCAACTATTGGCCGAACAATAGTTCGACCGACACCCCACAATTTTACGCCGATTATGATTATGATAATTGGTACATCGCGCCAACACCAAGCAGTAATTTTGCGTTTCAGACGCTTTGCTATACGCGCTTGGAGCCGCTTTCTTCGACCAACCAGACCAACTGGCTCACGCAAAACGCACCGAATGTCATGCTTTTTGGCACCCTGAAACAAACAGCGCCTTTTTTGAAAGACGATGCGCGTCTGGCAGTTTGGGGGCAGATGTTCGACACTGCGTTGGCTGCTTTGAAGGTGGAAGACACACTGCGGATTGGTGACCGTCAGACTGTTGTCCAGGATTCTTAATCATGACCACCTATGTTAACCCTTTCACTGGTCAGACGATTAACCCGTCTGCGATCAGCTACGAATACCTGAGCATAACGGCCAATACAACGCTGTATTGGCCTATAAACGGCAACACGAGCTCCAATACACCCTCAAGCAACATAATCGAAGTAACAACGACGACCTATTCAGGTCTGTCTTTGGCACTGCCCGATGCAACGCAGGTTTCCACCGGGCAGGCGATCCTGATCCGGAATGTGGGATCTTTGTCTTTTTCAATTACCAATAATTCTGGCGGCGCGATTGTATCAGCTAGCTCGGGAATTGCGTACTACGTCTACCTTACCGACAACACCACAGCAGCTGGCGTTTGGTCGACGGTTACTTTCGGCGCTGGTACTTCCGCAGCTAACGCTGCCACTCTTGCAGGATATGGTTTAACGGCTGTAGGCGCAACGCTCAACCAGACCTACACGGTAACCAATTACTACGCCTCTGCGACCATTCCAATCACTGTACAGGCCAAGTTTGTCGTCTACAATGGAGGTGCTGGCACTTTCACGCTGCCTTCTGCCGCAACTGCGGGTGCAAGTTGGTTCGTTATGATCCGGAACAATGGCACGGGTATTCTGACTCTGACCCCTGCAGGGTCGGATCTTATCGATGGGAATGCGACTCAACAGTTGCAGCTAACCGAGTCGCTGGTTCTAGTTTCGACAGGCTCTGGCTGGAATACTTTTGCATATGGGCGGTCAAACTCTTTCGCCTACACACAGCTTTCTTTAGCGGTGACGGGCGGTACTACCACCCTTACCTCGGCGCAGGGGGCGAATACGATCCAGACTTACACAGGTGCGTTGACGAGCAACCAGATTATTGTCGTGCCTTCTACAGTGCAGCTTTACACTGTAACGAACAACACAACAGGCTCGTATACCCTTACAGTTAAGACCTCAGCTGTAAGTGGCGCAACTGTAACTGTTTCTCAAGGGAACTCGCTCGTCCTTATCTGCGATGGTACGAATGTTTACAATGCAGCTTCTGGGTCTTCTAGCTCGATTACCTCTTTGACGCTTGGTAATGGTTCTCTTGCAGTTCCTTCGTTGAAATTTTCTGGCGACACGACTTCTGGTCTATACCTTGTCAGCACAAATCAGGTCGGGCTTGTAGTTAACAATGTTCAGCTCGGCTACTACAATGCTTCTGGAATCACCATAAACGGCACCGGCACATTCACCAGTGGTGTTTTAGGGGGTACGTTCTAGTGACTTCTGCTGTAATCTCGCTATCCATAAAACCCGGAATCCAGCGGGATGGCACACTTTTCGACGCGCCTAACTATGTAGACGGGTATTGGGTACGGTTTCAGCGCGGTCGTCCGCGTAAGGTTGGCGGCTACAACGCCATTTTCCTAAATGCTTCTGAGATTAGCCGTGGCATGGTGATGCAGTCTCAGCAAGGGCTGAATTACGTCTACTCAGGATCTGCCAATTATCTGCAACAATGGCAGACGGCGAATACAGATGGCGTTGGCTCTGGTCCTGTCAACATCAGCATGTCGAACTTTACAGCGAGTGCTAATAACCTTTGGCAGTTTGACGTTGGTTACAACTCTTCTGTTTCAGGTCTGCAAGTTGTTGCGCACCCAGGTCAAAATTTGCAATACATCGACAGCACTGTTAACACTCCGGTGCTGTCTGGTAGTTTCCCGGGCGGTTCGCTCTCGAAAGTCGGCGTCTTTACCGCTACTGGGACGATAGCTAGTACGACTTTTACGATCTCCAGTGCAAATTATTTGATAAGTGCTGGGCAGTCTGTCTCTGGGGGCGGACTCGCTGCAGGGACGACTGTCGTTAGCTCTGTTGTGGCTGGTTCAACCACCACCGTCACCCTTTCAAATTCTGGCACTTCTGGTGCACAGACCCTTACATTCGACAACAACATCTCGGTTTCTGGCGGCGCTTGCATGATTTACCCGTATTTGTTCGTTTACGGGAACAATGGGTTGATTCAGAACTGCAGCGCGGGAAATTTTGCCAATTGGGTCGGGGCAGATGCGAATGCAAACAATGTCTCTTCGACTAAAGTCGTAAAAGGGATTGCTCTGCGGGGTGGAACGACTTCGCCCGCTGGCCTTTTTTGGTCACTCGATCAGCTCACTCGTGTTTCCTACGCCCCGACAACTGTCGGGAGTTCTACACTCTATTGGCGATACGACATCATTTCGACCCAAACTTCGATAATGTCGTCGCAGTGCGTCATCGAATACGATGGGTTGATTTATTGGGTTGCTGTGGATCGGTTCATGGTTTACAACGGTGTCGTGCAAGAAATTCCCAATCCACAGAACATGAATTTCTTTTTCGACAATCTGAATTATGCACAGCGCCAAAAAGTCTGGGCGACAAAAGTCCCCCGGTGGGGCGAGATTTGGTGGTTTTACCCAGCGGGGAATTCGACTGAATGCAACAATGCGATCGTTTACAATGTCCGGGAGCAGACTTGGTACGATGCCGGGTTCGCTCCCGGTGCTGCGCGGTCTGCGGGTGTGTTTTCGGAAGTTTTTCGTTTTCCGATCTGGGCTGGAAATGTTGCAAATACGAACAATAATTACACCCTTTGGCAGCACGAAACAGGAACGAATCAGGTTTACCTAACGACAGTCGACTCTGTCCAGTCTTACATCGAGACGAACAACATTGGTTGGGTTACCGGCGGTCCAGGTGTAAACAGCCTCGAAGGGGCGAATCGCTGGATTCGGCTGGAGCGGATGGAGCCTGACTTTGTGCAGTCTGGAGATATGACCCTGACTGTCACCGGGAAAGGCTATGCAGATGATGTCGACGTGCCTTCTGACCCTTATACTTTCAGCCCGACGACCCTTAAAGTTGATATGCGCGAGCAGCGGCGTGAAATGCGTTTGCGTTTTGAGTCGAACACGTTCAATGGCAACTACGAGATGGGTAAAATATTGCTAAGTGTAAGTACCGGAGACGAACGCAGCACAGGTAACCCATGATAACGTACGACCCTCGCAACATGACATGGGACAACTGGTGCGCTCGTATGGCGGAATTGTTTGCGGCGCAACAACTTGGGACTGTGCCTGAAGAGCGCTGGCAAGAATGGGCATCTGGGATGCAGGGGATTGGTTACTTTGTCAATTCTGCAGTTCCTGATCCGCGTGGTTTTCGTTCTTGGCAAGATTGGGCAGCACAAATGGTTGGCATCATGTCGATAGGAAACTGAAATGACAGCTGTAAAAAAGATCATGGGGATAATCGAGCGCGATTACGCCAAAAACCATCAGGGTCGTGAATACGACTTAGACACTGTCAAGCAGGCTTTCTTGAAATACATCCATGGAAATCACAAATACATTGTCGAAGGTGATACACTTTTCGTTGCTAAAGAACAATCACCGGGTGTTGTAGAATTCCATGCATTCAACGGCGGCGATGCAGCTGAACTAATCCGCAACACCAACAAAATGCTGCACGAATTGCCAAAGCAATTCGATACAGCCGTCACGTATTACGACGACCCAAGGCTAAACCAATACGCTAATTACTCGAAATATCCTGCCACAGTGCAGCAGGTAAATGGCGGCGTGGATCGCACGTACGAAATGCGTTTCGACCTTCGGAGCAAATAATGGGCGCAGTAAGTCAAGTTTTCCAAGCTGTCAGCGACACAGTCCAGCACGTTAGTGATGTCGTGTCGAATGATCCCGTTGCAAAAGCGGCGGCACTCGCCGGGGCTGCTTATTTGACTGCTGGTCTGATTAACCCTGCAGACGCCGCTGCTCTCGGCGGCGCTGATGTCGGTGCAGCTGATCTCGCTACTTCGATAGCACAGGGCGGTGCAGGTGATGCGGCTGCTTCATTCGGAGGAAGTGGTAGCCTTTATGATGCAGCGGCGAGTCCGCTGGCTTCGGGTTATGGTGGAGAAACTTCAGCGGTGGCTTTAGGCAATCAAGCAGTTGCATCGGGTATGGCTCCCGGCGCTTTAGGCGCAAGCATGGCGGCTGAGGGTGCATTGTCGCCTGCAGAATTGGCAGCTGCGCAGGGTGTGGTAACTGAAGGCTCTGCGCTTTCTGGCTTAGCCTCTGCAGGGAACACTGCTGCATTGTCGGATGCACTCGCCAAGTCTCTCACCTCTCAAGGCGGTGGTAATTACCAGCAGTTGATAAACACGGCAAAAAGCTCTCTGAATCCAACAGACTCAGGCCAAAATCCTGGCGGTTTTTTGAATGGTGCGCTTATGGCGGCAGCGCCTTTGTACAATCAAGGTGATTCTCTCCTGAAAGAATTGCCTAAGTTGTACCCACAGATGGAAAATGCGCATGCACCTACTGTCGCTGCTTTGACAGGTGTGCAAAAAGGCGCGCAGCCGGTAATACCTCAACGATACAAAGACGGCGGACTGTCTCATCACGTCCCCGAGTTTATCACTGGTGCTACCGGACACTACGTGAAAGGTCGTGGCGACGGGCAATCCGACGACATCCCGGCGATGCTTGCAGATGGCGAATACGTGTTCGACGCCGATACTGTCGCTGCACTGGGCAACGGGTCTTCGGATGCGGGTGCTAAGCGTTTAGACGAAATGCGAGAACGCATTCGTAAACACAAACGCTCCGCTCCTATACACAAAATCCCTCCAAAGGCTAAGTCGCCTTTAGAATACCTCAAAGGATAAATCATGGGAACCGTCACAGGCAGTCCGTTACCCGACATCACTTCCACAACTTCGCAGACGACCGCTGCTCCGGGGTTTTACACTGATTACCTCAAGAACCTTTCTACACAGGGGCAGGCTGCTGGCAACAATGCGCAGTTTGTCGGTGCCACAGGTTTACAGAATCAGGCTTTCGGTAATGTTGCGCAGAATGTAGGTAATTACCAGCCTGCTTTTGGCGCTGCAGCGCAGGGGTATGGTGCGGCGCAAGGAACAGATATCGCCGGTGCTGCACAGCCCTACATGAACGCTGCTGCCGCGCCGACTTCGTCGACTGTTAGTCAGTTCATGTCTCCGTACACCCAAAATGTCGTCAATTCGATCGGTGCTCTTGGGCAGCAAAATATCGCGCAGAACATTGCGCCGCAAACTACTGCAGGAATCGTAGGCTCTGGGCAATTTGGCTCGCAGCGGGGCTCTGAAGCGCTGGCGCAAAACATCGCCAATGCCGGGCTCGGAATCACAGCCCAACAAGCTGCCGCGCTGCAGTCTGGTTACGGGCAGGCGTTGCAGGCGGCGCAGAATCAAGCGCAGCTGTACGGAAACTTAGGCTCAATCGCCGGGCAGCAAGCTCAGGCGCAGGGACAGCTGCAACTTGCCGGTGGGCAGGCGCAACTAGGGCTCGGGCAAGCGCAGCAGCAGGCGGGTCTGGCGGATGTCAATGCACTTTCCACACTCGGTGCTCAGCAACAGACGATTGGGCAGAATCAACAGCTTTTCCCGCTGCAGACTTTGAGTGCTGAGTCCAATTTGCTGCGTGGCTACACGATGCCGACTTCTGTTACCAGCCAATACGTTGGCCCTGGACAAGCGGGTCAATATTCGTCTTCCGACCTTAGCACACTCACCGGCCTTGGCGCTTTGGGTGGCGCGATTAGCCAGACACCTCTCGGAAGTGCTATTGGAAGCGGTTTGTCTAGTTTAGCTGGAAAAATAGGCAACTGGTTCACTGCATAATAAAGGAATAGACATGGCTGGCGCATTACCCACTCTACCCTCCGGAATCGGCGGAAGCAGCGATGAGGCTGCTCAAAACTACAATGACGCTCTAAAAAGCATCATCGACAGCCTCGAGAAAAGAAACAGCCAAGTAAATTTATGGAATGTCGCGGCTGGTTTTTTGAATCCTGGTAAAACAGGTTCGTTCGCAGAGGGCTTGGGCAATGCAGCTGCATCGGTCGGTGCAGACGTACAGCGCCAACAAGAGCAAGCGCCAAACATCGCGATGCTCAAAGCACAGCTGTATGGGCAACAATATGAATTGCAAAATCAGCGTGACGCCTACCGAATGATCGGTAATGTGCTGGGTATGCCTGCTGATAAAGTCGCTACAGAAATGACGAGCGACAGACCTTCTGCAGAATTCCAAACTAGCCTGCAGCAGATAGATCCAAAAGTCACTTTAGCTATAAGCATGAAGTCTCCAAAAATTGGCGCGATGCTTTCTGAATATTCAAAAGGCGTCATTGCGCAGCAGGGGCAAGATCTTGAAGAGCGCAAATTTATGGAATCCATGCGCCAGAATTTGCTTGGCAATTTGTTCAAAGCGAATGAAAGTCAAATGGCAATCAACAATTACAATTTGGCTGTTGAGAAAGGCGGACGCGAGACTACTCAGCTGCAAATGGAGTATGGTAAGCTAGCTGATGTGATCGGCGAAGACAAAGCGAAATTAATCACAGGTGGAATCCCCGGTGCGTCTGTCAGGCCTTATGCACAGCCTTTCGACATGTCTGCTTTCAAAGATTTAATTTCTGGGTTCAAAAATGGTAGGGCAGCGCCTCCTCCCGCTGCAGCGCCCGCACCTGCGCCTATACCCGCCGCTGCTGTAGTCCCTGCCGGGGGCGTTTCTGTTTCTCCGGTGCCTGCCAGATCTATGGTCGCCACAGGCGAGAGCGGGGCTGCTCCTATGGCGGTTGCTGCACCAGCGTCTATTGAAAAAGCTGGAATTGTGGAGCTCGCTCCGAGGTTAAAAGTCTCCGCAGCTTTGATAAATGAAGCTGCTAAAAACCCAGACTCAGAAGCTGGCCGGATGCTTCCTAAAATTAAAAGCAGGCCTGACGATTTCAATTTCGTCTCAGATGATGCTTACTGGGATGTCGCGCCAAATGGTTATTTGGTCGTAAAACACGCTAGTTTAGAGAAATCAGCGCCTGTCGCCGCTGCCACGCCTGAATTGGTAGCGGCGCTTAAACCCGCCGTAGCAGCAGCGCCTGCCACCGCCGCCGCGCCGCCTCCCCCAGCCGCTTTAGCGCCACCCGTACCCGCCGCCGCGCCGCCTCCCCCTGCCGTTGTGCCGCCGCCTGCCGTTGTGCCGCCGCCTGCTGTTTTGAAACCAACTACATCTCTTGTTGAGAAAAATGTAGATGTTTTAGGGATTCTGCAAGAGCAAAAAGCAAAAGCTGAAGCTAGGGTTGCAGCTGCAAAACAAGCAAATGATCAGGCAGGGCTTACTCGTGCAATGAATGATTCTATTGAAATTGACAGAGAAATCAATAGAGTGTCAAAAAACAAAACTGCAGTTTTACCCGCACCTGCAGTTTTACCCGCACCTGCGATTAAACCTGCCGCCGCCGCAACTGCCACCGCTGCACCTGCCGCTGGCCAGACTGTGACCGGCGGTGCTAGATTTGATCCATCACTTTCGATTCCAAATTTCTCGCAAATGCCGCCAGCGTCGCAAAGGGCTATTTTGCAAGAAGCAGCTAAGGCTGGGTTCAATGTGCAAGAAGCCGCTGCAAAAGCGAACATCGACGTGGAGAAATCCAACGTGCTCGCACAGAACAAAACTTGGAATGAAAAAATTGCTGCTCTTAGCAGATTCGATCCGAAAGTCAACTCAGGTGCAGTCAACAACATGCAATTCCTCCGGGAGTTGTCGAGCAGCTCAGACGGGAATTCAGTGTTCGGTGCACTGCAAGCCAGAGATTTCAACACTGTTATCGAACGCGCTGCAAAAGCCGCTGGGCAAGCGATGGAAGAGGGCGTTGGTATTGGCCACTTTGGTCATGTAAATGTTCCTGTTGACGATGTCGTACGGAACTTGAATTTGAACGACAAACAAAAAACTTTAGCTGCTCGCGCATTGAACGCAATCGCAGAAGAGACTGTTGCGAACTTGTCGCTCAACCGCGAAGCCATCGGCGGACGCTTGAGCAACTACGAAGACAAACAGTTGAGTGCTGCGATCACGAACATGAACAACATCCCGCAGGCGATTTACTATTGGGCTGGTAAACGACTCGTGCAGCATGTGAATGATGCAAAAACGAATGAGCTCTGGTCTACGTGGGATGCGTCGCATCCGAATGTTTCGACCAAAAACCCGAGCGCATTTTTCAGAGATCCGAACTCTGGTTACAGCGAGCAGAACAAAAAATATTTCCAAGCTCTTGTTGGTTTAGACAAACTTCTTATGAAGGGGCAATAAATGGGCGACGAAACAAAAACTGTTGATCCTGACATTGAAGCTCTAAAGGGTTTCCTCAGCGAAGCTGCACCGGCGGCTGGCTCGAATGAATTTAGCACGATGGGTTTGGACAAACCTTTCGTTACCGCTTCTGCGCCTGTTTCTACGCAAGAAACTTCTGCGCCGCAGGGCAAAAATACAGGTTTCAGCGGCGCTGAATTTTTCAGTAGTGTTTTGGGCGCGGGTGCAGGTTCGCGTTTCAAAGACTCTCCGCCTCCAGAGCTTTCCGCTGCACGTGCAGACTTCGCTGGTAAAGAAGCAGCGCACGAAGCCGCAAGGTCTCGATTCAATACTTATGCAGAACAATTCGGTCAAAACTTAACCGAAGCAGAAGCTCAGCACGAAGCTGCGCAGGCTTTGTTGGCGCAGAAACGCGCAGCGCTGGACGCTGCGACGCAGATTCACGCAGAGTTGCACCCGACAGGCTCTACGCTAGCCGCGACCGCTGAAGACTTGACGGAAGGACTTGCGCCCGGGACTTCGACCACAGAAGGCGCTTTATCACAAGGCGCTTTGCGCCATTCTGCAAAAATGGGCGAGATTCGCGACGCCAATCAAGTGCGCAAAGGCATTGCCGGTTACCGCTCGGGCTTGCCGACTTCTGAGAGGATGCCGCTTACTGGCTATACCCAAAGCAGCCGCCTGATCGTTCCGAACGAACTGGCCGACGCGCCGCTGAAAACTCCTGCGCAGTTGGAAGCTGATAGGCTAGTGAACTTTGCCGAGCAAGAGCATCAAGCAGCAGTCGCGAAAGCCGCTGAAGCGCAAGCCAAGCTCGAAGCTGCACAGATCCGCCCCACTATAATGCAACAGACCGAAAACATCCTTAACAAAGCAGAGGCTGCTCGCGCCGGTGCAAAAGCCACGCTGAGTGAACTGGATCAGGCGAGAAGTTTCCTATCGAAAATCCCGTTTTTCAACACCATAATGGGCGGTCTTTCTGCAGCGGAGCTCGTGCACGCTTACCGCGAATTCCAAGCTGGCAACACGATGGAGGGTGTCATGTCTTCCATCGGTGGCGTGGGCGGTGCATTGGCACTGACCCCGCACCCGGTTGCCAAAGCTGTTGGTCTTGGCATGGGCGCTATCCCTTTGGGCTATCAGCTGTACCAAGCGTCCAAAAAACCCTACGACTACAGGCCGAATGCTGGCGGCGGCGGAGGCTCCAACAGAGCCGCGCTACCTGTCATTCAATAAGCCGCCATTTATCGATCTGCAGCATCCGGATGCCGTTCCCGCCCATTTTGCCGCGAGCCAAAAAAGCCGCGCCAATGGGGACAGATTCGAGAATCTCTTTACCAATCTTGTTGTAGTCCTTGCGGCGCACCGTGGCGATAGCCAACCCGGTGTCGTCCTTGAGCGTTATGTTCAGCCAGTACCGATATTCGCGGTCGTAGTCGGTGATGACGCCGCCGCGCTTCATGACGTTGCCAGTCTCGAGCGCGTCACGCAAGTTTTTCTCTGTCAAGATGCCGAGCACCACGCGCTCTGATGAGTCGGCTTCGAGGTCGTTGCACTTGGTCAGCTCCCAGCCCTCTTTGAGCCCGTGCTTGCGCGGGTTTACATACCAGTCGCCGAACCGCGCTGTGAATGGATACGGGTCTGGCCATTTGAGTTTAGGATTCTCTAGCTTAGCAGCTATGCTCGGGGTGAGTGGCTTTCCGCCTGACCGAGCGTCCAGAATCTTTTCTGCCATCTTTGGCCCAACACCATGCACAGCCATAAGCCCACCATAAATTGCGTCTCCTTTAGCTGCCCAGCTGGCTTCCGATTTAGCTTTGTCGAAGGCGACATACTTGAAGCCTTCTGCAGTTATTTCGCGGAGCAGCTTCAGTACAGCTTCATCGTCCGAGGTGTGGCGGAGGGTAGCAGCACAGAACTCCAGTGGGTGGTAGTATTTGAGCCAAGCTGTCCACGCGGATATGACGGAGTATGCCGCTGCGTGCGCTTTAACGAAGGCGTACGACCCGGAATGCATCATTGAGTTCCAGACCTCCAGTGCTGATTCCACCGAGATGTCCTGCTTTTTAGCACCCTCAAGGAATCGGTCTCGAAACTGGTCGAAGTATTCTTTGCCGAGCGATTTGGACATTGCGCGGCGCAGCGCTGTCAGCTCTGGCCAGCCGAGCAGCCCGATGTCGCGCCCGAGAAAAAGAATCTGTTCCTGATAAACGACGACACCCTCGGTCTCTTGCGTCCACTTGCGGTGGATGTCGTTGTAGTACATGGGAATCTCGTTGCCACGGCGGACTTCGATAAACTTCTTCGCGCCGCCCGACTGCAATGGTCCCGGCCTTGCCAGCGAGGTTAGCGCGACGATGTCGTTGAAATTCTTGAGCTCGAACTGCCGGAGGATCTGCCGCGCTGCGTCGCCTTCGAGCTGAAAGACGCCAGTGATTTTCTGGCTGTTCAGGAGCTCATAGATCTTTGGGTCGTTGACGTCGATGTCGGTTATTTTCCTGCCGACACGGTCGAGCGTTTCCTGCACGATGTCGAGTGTTTTCAGCCCCAATGCGTCCAGTTTCATCAGGTTGAGCGACTCTGCCTGATATTTGTCGATCTGGCTTATCCCCTCGGCAGTGACCGAGCAGTAGTCGGCCACCGGGGTGTTGCAGATGATCACACCCGCAGCGTGTACACCTGCATGGGACGCGTGCCCTTCCAGTGCGCCGGAGTTTCTGAATCCGGGGTGCTTTTCGAGCAATTCCCTGCCCGCCTTGAGTGCTTCCATCGTGTCGTTGAGGCAGAAAGCTGCACGTGAGTCGCCCGAGGAGCGCTCAATCATGTTGTCGCGAATCTCTGCTGTTTCCCAGACCGGGATGCGCATGCGCTTGCCGACATTGGCGAGGATGGACTTGGGCTTGAGGCGGTTGACGTTGCCGAGGCGGGCGATGTTCTGCTCGCCATATTTGTCTTTCAGGTAAGTGAACAATTCGTCGCGGCGATCGCCCGGGAAGTCCATGTCGATATCGGGCAAGTCGATGCGCGTCACGTCCACGAAGCGCTCAAACAGCAACCCATGCTCAATCGGGTCTAGCTCGGTGATGCCCAAAAGGTAACAAATTATCGACCCCGACGACGATCCGCGCCCTGGACCGACCAACATTCGGCTCCGCGCCCATGTCATCAAGTCGTAAACCATCAGAAAATACGACTCGAAGTGTTTCTCGCGGATTACGGAAAGTTCACGTTGCAATCTGGCCTCGTATTCCTCACCGAAACCGCTTGGAAAGCGCCAGCCTATACCTTTCCTTGACTCTGCTTCTAAATCGCCTCCTACGACCATATTTTCAGCAACGGGGAGCTTTATAGGCTCAAACCGCTCGGCGACCTCCTCCCAAAGCACAGATTCAGGGAAAATTGAGCTGACTTCGTCTGGCGACATCCAATGTTGCGAGTGTGCACCGAGACGCACCCCGAGTAGCTCTGCATATTTCCGGTCTGTGGGGGCAGGGTAGCGCACGTCCGAGACAAAGAACAGCGGAACCTTGCGTTTCTTGGCGAGGGCGATTCGTTGCTGATTCAGTAGGTAATTAACCGGATGCAGGTCAAAAACCAAATCGTGCGCCTGCACCTTTTCGGCGTCTGCAGTGAATGGCAAGACAAGCAGGTTGTCAGAGAACTCTGTGTCGTAGGAAATTCCGGCACTATGCCGGTAAAGCTCGCGGACACCTTCCTGGTTTTTAGCGAGCACCTTTATCGAGCGCTCTTCGTCTCCGACTGCTAACTCCGCGCCGAGGATTGGCTGCAGTCCTGCTTTTTCAGCTGCCTTGAAAAAGGGCACATGACCCCAAGTACCAACATCGCAGATGGCGGGTTTTTTGTAGCCCAGCAGCGATGCACGCTCGATGACTTTGTTGATTGGCCCAAAGCACCCGCCGAACGTGAACTCAGTTCTTGTGATCATTTGTACGTGGTCCATTGATCCGCCAGTCTTCAAGAACCTGAAGCAGGTGCTTACGGAAATTCTTTATCATGATAAGCTCACCGGGCTGGTACATACTTATGAAACGCTCCAGCGGATCTTCTATACCTTGGTGAGTGTCGCCCGCCTTTGGCAGCGCATCGGTGTCAAGAATCTCATTAGGGAAAATCGGCTGGCCGTAGATCTGCGGAGTCAATGGGGCGTCTTTCCCCTCAATAAGCTCCTCCTCGCGGATCTGAGCTTCGGTCTTGAACACTTTCTCTTTCTTAGTGGTGGCCATTTTGCATCTCCTTCGATAAAATTATTGCTTGCCGCCATGCTTCGTCCCAAATTGCTTTGGGGTCTAACAACAAATCTTTTGCATCTGCACGCTCAAGTAGCACGACCCAATCGTCAAATGCTTGCTCCCATTGATCTAGTGGATTCATGATTTTCCTTTTTAAGTTTTGATTTTAATTCAACAACAGATTCCATAGTGGAAAACCGATGTAGGTTGGCGCACTCGTACCGGCGGTACGTGGTGTTCCCGGGCTTCTCCCGCGTCTCCAATGCACGCGTCCAAGCATTGCAGGTGGGGCAAATCATACGATTGTGGTCCTGCGGTTCTTTGATTTCGGAAAGAACACCAACGAGAAGACGGGGTAGTCCATCGGCTCGTCCGGGGTCACCGTCTCGCCGTTGATCAGCACAGCGCCTTGCAGCATGTGCCTGCGCAGTTCTCCGTTGCTCATAACCGTGCATGGCCGCTCCGCAGACATGGGTATAGCTGGCCGCAGGTTGTTCAGGTATTGCAGTACGTTCATGTGTTCTTCTCCTTCAGCTTGTCTGTCAATGGATGTTTCCACCACCCGCTGTTGTCATCAGGGTTTCGGTATTTCACGCGGGCGTAAGTGTCTGTCATCTCGAACCGCTCTTGCTCCACGTTGTCTTCCATGTCGAGGACATCCTTGTATGTCCAGCCACCACGCATTTCCAAAGGCATGTTTTTTCTCCCCCATTGTTCACAGTTGTTTACGCTTTTAAGCCCCAGTGCATTTGCCACTGCTCGGTCAAGTGCGGCGGTCATGTGTTCTTCTCTTTGAGTTTGGCTTCCACCAATCCTGTAATAAAACCAATATTTTTCCCAGTCCACGCATCGTGAATTTTTATTATTTCCTCATCCGTCAGCCCTACCCATTCGCGCTTTGGTGGGGTGGTGTACAGGGCATCCCAGCCAAGCGGCACATCATTTGTCGGCGCTGAAAACCTTATGCGGAATCCTTCGCCATCCGGTGTTATCCACGCCACAGGCTCCTGCACTGGCTGCACCATTTTCCCGGCGTCAGGTAAATGGTCTGGTTGTACTGGCAGGGTTGGGGTGGTGTAGAGCAAAGTAGCGCCCTCGGGTATCCCTGACATAAACTCATGCGCCATATAAAGATGTCCTTTAACAATGCACGCCACAGGCTCCTGCACTGACTGCACTGGCAGGGGTGCCGTCTGTAAGTGGGTTGTTGGGCGACAATCAACACAGTACTGCCAATGCTCACAAGAACACGTTGCGTTTGGATTACGTGGATGTATTTGTCCAAACGATTTAATCTTGGGCTCCTGCGCTGGCTGTGCCTCAAATTCAGCCATCACTTTATGTGTAGCGCGAACCATTGCGTCTTCAAGGCTTGCCTGCGTGTTGCGTTTAATTGCTGCTAACTGCTTTTCAGCAAGCGCACCCCAATCCTCCTCTTGCTCCTGCGCTGGCTGTGCTATTGGGTAGCACGTCTCCCCAGTTTCTGCATCAATGTATTCGCACTGGAAGCATTGACCTTTGCAGTTTTTTAGATTGGGGCACTCGACTTCCTGCGCTGGCTGTGGTGCTGTGTAACCCTTGGGGAAATCTGTGCGGTACTTGATGTACTCCTCGTAAAACTCAGCATTAACTTTGTCCATCGCTGCTTGGCGCTTGGCGTTAAA